CGCTGTCTGCGGCGTTTCCGCCGCTCCTGCCTTGTCATGACCTACCGGCCTCCGGCGTATCCTCTGCGAGTACGATATACTCGCACTCCCGGGCGATTGCCGTCCACCGAACGCCCCACTTGCGGGCGGCGGCGTGTACGGCCTCGTATTTGTTCACGCCGTTTACGGTGAGCTCGCCGTATTCCTTGTGACGGACGAGGTATAATTTCATCGTCCCGGCAAAGCGCGGGCGGTATCCCGCCGGTGCTGATTGCTCGTGCTTCATTCTGCTACCCTCCCGTCGATAAGCTGAAAGCTCTCTCGGATAGTCACGGGCTCGCGTCTGCCTACGTCAAACTCGAGGACGCAATATCGCCCGCCGGGATGAACATAGACGACCGTCCCGGGGATTGCTTTCGGCTTGCCGTCCTTGCCCGGAACGTCGAACGTCGCGGGCTTTACCGTGATGCGGTCGCCGAGCTTAATCATTCGACCACCTCCGGCGCGTCTGCCGCCTCTGCGGGCTTGTCCGCCGCCGGAGCCGTCTTATTGTTCGCCGCGCGGAGGAAAGCGTCTCGGAGCATATTCACGAGCGGGAAGGCCGTCGTCGGAGTCGCCGGAGCATCCGCTTTCGGCTTGTCCATGTCCGCCCGCTCGACGAAGCCGCATAAAATCGCCGCCGAGACTACCTCGCCAACGAAGCCGCCGACCTCGCTCTCGGCGAGTGTCTGCGTCCTCGTGCGGACTTTGAAATCGCCGGTCTTGAAATCAAAGACGACATACGCCCGCTTTCCCTCCGGCGGCTCGATTTTAACCGCCGCCGCGTCCGCGATAACTTCCTCCGGGCTCGGTACGGTATAACCGGCCTTTTTCAGAGTGTCCAGTTGCGCCGCGTCGAGGGCGAACGCCTCGCCGCCGAGTTTCTTTGAATAGAGCTTTTTCATTTGTGCGACCTCCTTAATCGTTCGACTCGCTGATAACGGCGATTTTTGCAAGGGCGGACGTTTGCGCCCATTCCTCGGCGAGAATACGGGAACTCCGCTCGAACTCCTGCGAGAGCGCGGCGAAAGCGTCCTCGTTCCTGTCCTTGACCGCGCTCCACATTTCCTTGTGGACTTTCTCTATGTCGGTGTGCATCTGCTTTGTGCGCTCGATGCACTCTTTTAGCTCCGCCCATGCCTCGCGGTCAGAGGCGAAGCCGCGCCCGCGCTCCTCCATTGTGCCGGAGACGGCCTCCGCGACTGCGGCTTGCAAGTTTGCCATAAGCCGGACTCTCGAACTCGTTTCGCTCATTGTTTCATTCCTCCTTTATTTCCCCGCCTCGATAGCTCGGAGCGGACTTTCGTCGCTCATGCCTCGCATGAGAGCACTCATTTTGATAGACTCCTCGAGGCTCATTTCCTGCGGCTCTATGTCTGCGCGTATTGCAAAGATACGGTGCTTTTGAATGTAGGCCGCGAGGAAAGCGTCCTTTTCTTTTTCCCAAAGCCTTTTATAGAAATCGAAAAGATACTCGATTTCCACCTTTTCGGCGGGAGTGCAATCCGCGCCGAGTTGAGTCCTAACCTTGCGCCCGCTCGCGGTATATACGAGCTCGTAGGTGTAGCCGCCCGTGACCTTGTAGACCACTTGCTTTAGGATTTTCTTTTCCTCCCCGCCGTGATATGTGAAGTCGTGGCGGACGCGAGTCTCCTCGTCGAGCTCTGCCTCCGAAATGCCGTATTTCTTCATCATGCGAGCAAGGAGCTTTTCGGCGTTCTCGGCCTCTCCGCCGACTCCGTGCTCGGCAAGCGCGCGGATTTTCTTCAATAATGCCGTTTTATCCATTCTCGCGGCTCCTTTCCAGTTTTGGACACCATGCCGGGATATACGGGTCAAAGCGTTTCACGCCGACGACGCGCCCCTTGCATCTGCCGGGAGCAAAGCACCGATAGGAGATAATGTCTTTCGCCCATGGCTCCGTAACGACGTGCTCGCACCCCTCGCAAGTATGGGAAAAATCGGCGTTCATTTCTCTGCCTCCGCCGCCGGGAGGCCGAGCCACCATAGCGGGCTATCCCGCTCCGGGCGGCGGCAGTCGTCGCAATCCTCCGCCGAGCACGAGGAGCAATAAATCCGGTGGAAAGCATCGTCCCACGGCGTTTCAATCGCCGGGATAGAGCCGAGGAACGCCGCGAGCGTCTCCGGGCTCTCCGTGATTTTCTCGAAAACGTTCATTCCGCCTCCTCCGTTGTTACGGACATGAGCCCGGCGGCGTATTCCTCAATTCTGGACGGATGCAGTCCGTCATTGATGTATGCAAAGTCTAAATCCGTGTGCGGTCTATTTGTCCAGCATTTGAGCACCTCTTGAGCCCATCGGACGGAGCGCCATTCGAGCCGGTCTTGACGGTAGATAATCGTTACCGCCGTGCAAATCGCTACCGGGACGCGCCCATATTTAGAGATACACTCGCTATACCGTTCGCGCACCGTTGGAGAGGATAGCTCGGCGTTTGCCGCTCTAATCGTCTGCCGAAACGCTTTCCTGTGGTCGGCTCCGCCGTCTCCGTTTGCGATTTTCTTAATATCGCGGATAAAAGTCTTGTCTAATTTCATGGTATGAGTAACCTCCGTTTCTTTATTGAGCCGCTTTCCGACGGCCTCTATTTCGGTACGACCGATTTACTCGAGCCTCCGCTACCGCCGCGCTATACCCTTGACGAAAGCGGGAGTCCGTTTCCCCGGTCTTGCCTCGCTCGAGCTCGCGGTATATGGTCGCTTGGCACTTGCCGACGCGCTCGGCAATCTCGCCCGGCTTTGCGCCCTTTGCGTACATTTCCTCGATAATCCGCCGCTCCTCGAGCTTTAAGCACTCGTATTTCATAGCCTCGCCTCCGTTTCTGCGTAAAAAAATAAGTGCGTCGGAGCTTATTAGCTCTTTCGCACATAATAATAAACTGCACGAACGCAGATGTCAAGTATTTTGTGCGAAAAAGATAGAATAAATTTTTGAGCGTTCACGCCGCCCGGTCAAACGCTATCTTGAAAGCCTCCGCCGAGGACATAAAGCCGAGGATTTCTCTCGGGTAATCATTGAGCCACGTCTCGACGCGCTTAACCTCCGCCGCCGTCACCTTGTCGAAGTCCGTCCCTTTCGGGAACTGCCGCCGTATCATGCGGTTAATATTCTCGTTCGTGCCGCGCTCACAAGAGCTATACGCATGGCAGTAATAGACCGTCGTCCGCTTTGCATCCTTGCGGCGGGCGCTCCGCTCGATGCCGTCAGCATCCGCGAACTCGGAGCCGTTGTCTACGGTTATCGTTTTGAAAATCTCATAGAACGCCGCGCCGTAGATACGCTCGAGGCGGTCTAAAGCCGCGACGACCGTTTCGGCGCGCCCGTCCTTAATGCGGATAATGATTTCCCGCCGCGTTACCCGCTCGGAGAGGACGAGGAGGCGAGCTTTCGTCCGCTTCTTTCCGACGACGGTATCCATTTCCCAATGTCCCGGCTCTTGCCGCTCGTTGATATAATCCGGCCTCTGCTCGATGCTCGTCCCGCTCGATGCGCGAGACTGTTTTTTCCGTATGGTCTTGTGCTTCTTCTTGCGGTCGCCCTTTTCCGGGAGGTCTTGATTTGTGAGCGTGAGGAAAACGCCGTCCTCGACGTACTTATAAATCGTCGCACGGCAAAAGGTTATTCCGAAGTGCTTATATTTTTCCTGCTTGAGTAGAGCGCACACCGCCGCCGGGGAGTAATCCTCGTTCCCGATTTTGTCCTCGATGAACTGCGCGGCGGCGTGGTTTTTCCCAATCTTGAGCGGAGCTCCTTTCGCGGAGAGTCCCTCTTGATACCTCGCCTCGGCGATTTCCGGGCTATACCGCTCCTCGGTCGTGTAATCGGAGTTTAGATGCTCATACGTCCCGCGCTTGAGCTCGCGGTAAACGGTGCTGATATGTACGCCCAATTCCTCGGCGATTTCCTTTTTCGAGTGTCCATGCTTGAGCATTGTCTCGAGCTTGATACGGCTCGTCCAATTAAGTTGTTTATATGTCCGCTCTCCCATAGCGCGCCCTCCCTCAAGATATAGAAAAAGGGCGGGAAAGTCCCGCCCTCTCGTTACTGCGATAGAAAGTCCTCTATCGCCTTTTTGATAATCTGCGCTTGCGGTATGCCCTCGGCGGCGCATTTTGCCTTGAAAGCCGCCGCGAGCTCTTTCGGCACTCGCGCGGAGATAATATCATACGTTTTATCTATATATCTCTGTTTGACTGCCGTCGAGGTCTTAGTCTTTCTTTTTTCCTCTGCCATTCTTCCGCCTCCTTTTGGCGTTGATGAAAATAGAGATTGCGGATAGGGTAATGCTTACCCCGCACAAAACATAGATAACCGTCGTCATGGTCGTTTGACATTGAGCGCATTTCGTGTTATCCTTGGAGGGCAAGGGGGATTTCTCCCCCTGCCCTTTACTCGGTGAGCTTTTCTATCAGCAATAGAATAGCAATCACGAGATTAAGGATTGCGGTAACAAGGTTTAAGTAGCTGTCCGGCTCGGCCTTGTTGCCGCGTTTCTTTTTTCGCTTGCTCAATGCGTTTACCTCCTTTCTGTCTATTATAATAGCATACTGCTCGCAGTATGTCAAGAGCTTTTTCAAAAAAGTGCAAAAAATAATCCCCGGCGAGTAGGCCGGGGATTTACTCTATTCCGAGGAGCCAGAGGGCAGACACGCCGAGGACGCGAGCAAAGACGGGTATCTCATAATCGGGAATAAACCGCGTTCCGATTTCGATACGGCTTATCGAGTCCCGCTCCATTGTTACGCCCTCGACCTGCACCCGCGCCGCGAGGTCGCTTTGTGAGAGCCGGAGCTTGAGCCGCGCCTCCCGGATGCGCTCGCCGCTTATATTCTTCTTTCCCTCAAAATCGTATATCCGCAAGCTCTCGCCTCCCTGTGTTAATAGTCTGCATTTTTCTTGACTTTAGCACATACGCAACGCATAATTGTGTTAAAGGTCAGCAGACCGAAAAAATAGGAGGGAGTTACTCATACCATGAAAAAGCATATTGTTACTTGCGTGAAGTGCGGGAGGCAGTTCGACGCGAACGAGGGCGGCGCTTATTATCCCGAGTCCCGGCGCTACGTCTGCAAGCATTGTGTCGATAAGCAAAAGGACATTCAAAAAGAGCAAGCGAAAGCTCGCAAGGCCGCAGAGCGCGAGGCCGAGGCCGACGAGCGCGAGCGCGTTACGGGTATGCGGCAATCTAAAACCGCTATGCTCGTAAAGATTGTCGTCGGTGTTCTGTTCCTGTTCGCCGCCGCCTCGCTCGCCGTACAAGGGAATATCTCCTCTTTCGTGTGCGGGCTCGTTATCGGCGGCGCGCTGGTCGCGTGGGGGCTCGTGCCGTATCTGAAAACGAAAAGCGGGAGGCGGTGAGCTATGTTTGTCAGCTTCTCGAAACGCCTAAAGTCAATGAGCGGTTTCCGGCTCGGAGTTGGCCTCCGGCTTACCCGGCGTAATTGCTGGTACTTCCTTTTCGTGCTGGTGCTCGTCGGCTGTTTCTATTTCTGTTGGTATTCCGTTTTGGTTTGCGGATGGATGCTTTACGGCCTGTTCTACGGCTGTTATCTCATGTTCAAGTATGCGGCAATCGGAGCGAAAAAGCTATATGCGCTCATTAAACGCACAATAACGCACGCAACGCATTAAAACGCACGCAAAAAGAAAAGCGGGCGAGGCCATAGAGCCCCGCCCGCTTTTTCTGCACGATTATACGTCGGAAAGATTGCCGAGAGCGCCCGCCGCCTCGAGTGCGCGGTAGATGATGCAAGCCACGGCCTCGCGGGTAATCGGCTGTTGCCAGCCGAAATTACCGGCTCCGTCGCCGTTGAAAATGCCCTTGCGCTTGCAGTATTCCGCCGCCTCTCTCGCCCATGCGGAGGGCGTGTCTCCGGTATCGGCGCAAGAGGTCAGTTGCTTTCTTGCCTCGTTAATATCCATGTCGAAAACCTCCTCGTTTCCAGAGAGGCGAGCCTTAAATCTCGCCCATTGTTCATTTCCGCTCGTGCCGTAATAGGCGTTCATGTCGTCGCCCATCCACGGGCGCGGACACCATTTCCCCGTAACGTCGTAATGCCGGACGACGTTCTCGGCGGGGATATTGTATTTCTCCATGAGAGCCCGCGTAAACTCTACGAGATTATCGACGGTCTTTTCGGTGAAATACCAATCCCGAGCCGCCGCGCTCCCGGCGGTCGTCTTATCGAGCTTATACGGGCGTACTTCAATCCCGATGCTGTTCGCGTTCCTGCATCTCGGATGAACGTATCCGCCGGACGTGCCACAATGCCACGCGATATTGTTGTCCTCGACGCACTGATAAACGATATTCCCCTCGTCTAAACAGTAATGCGCCGAGGCTTGCCTATCGGCTCCGGCGAAGTAGTTCGCCACCACCGCCGCCGTGCCGAGCGAGCCGAAATAGTGGATAACGATATACTCGATTTTCCGTCCCGCTCCGGCGCGCGTGAAGTTCCGGGAAATAATCCGCTTCTCCACCGTCAGCATAAATTATTCCCCCTTGAGAGTCTTGTCTACCGCGTCGCTGATTTTCTGCGTCTGCGTTCCGAAATAGAACGCGATAACGACCGTGTAGACCGTCATAAACTCTTGGCTCGTCTGCCCTGTAATGGCGAGGTACGCGAATACCCCGGAGAGCAAGAGCGTGACGAGGCTCTTTACGCTCAAGAGAGCGCCGAGCCGCTTTACGATGATTTCTTTCATTTTGCTACCTCCTTTAGCAATCTCGTTTTGTTGCCGTGTCGTATGTAATTCCGCCGGTCGTGTTCTCGGCCTTGCTCTTATTGAGCGAGAACGAGAGCACGGTAGCGGTCGCGGCCTGTAAAAAGGCGATAAGGGCGGTCAAATATGGGAGCGAGCCGGTGTAGTTGTTGGCTACGGAAATCCGGCAGAGGTCGAGCGTCGTCATGGTCGATTTGTAGTCGATATAGAGGACGGCATAAACGAGGAGCTTTGAAAAGGAGAGATACCCCTTTGCAAAGCTCCATACCTCGAGCGCCCATTTTTTGAACTTCCGCCGCCGCGCCGCGCCTTTGCGGGCGGACATTATCCGTCCTCCCGCACCTCGCGCCCCTCGAGCCTGTCGATACGATGATGCGCCGACTTTGCCGAGCTCTCCACCGCCGACATACGCTCCGCCATGCTGATATAGCGCGCGTCCTGTTCGTCCTGCTTGCGCTCGATACGGTCGATGCCGCCTTTAATGTACCCGATTTCGGTTAGCATCGTGCCGGAGGACTTGCCCTCCTCCTCGCTGTCCTTTTTCGAGTTCCTATGAAAAGCGGCATAGCTTAACACGCCGCCGAGGATAGTCCCGAGGACTCCGATAATCGCTCCTACATAGTCCATTTTTAACCTCCGTTATAATTCGTAATAATCGAGTTTAACGGTCTGCTTTCCCGGCAATACGGGACACCCCCGAACGTGGTAAATCTCCCCGTCAACGATAACGCCCTCGCCCTCCGCCTCCGTGCATACGACATAGAGGCCGGGAGCGTCAAGCCTCACCCACAAGAGAGACTCCCGCCGCGCTATGATTTTTCCGTCGAGCTCGACCGTGTAGACCGCCGCGCTCATTCGATGAGCTTCCACCCCGCCGGGTACGCCGTCGGGGAGTATGCGTTTCCGTCGATAAGGCTCTCATACACGGAGCCGTTAAAGAGAACGCGGTCGCCCTTTTTGTATGCGTCGTGAGCGCCGGTCGGCTGTTTCCATTCGTCATAGCCGGTTGCCGGGTCTACCGTTACGCCGCTCCAAAGAGAGGCGGCGACCGGCGGAGTCCAGTCGCTTTGCGACGTGTGCGCTTGTACGCACCGATAGAGCTTTCCGCCGTATTGTACTCTTGTCTCGACGGTGTACGCCTTGCCGTTCTCCCATGCCGGGAAAAGCTCGACGCACTCAAGCGCGGCCTCGTTGTCGAGCTCGAGCGCGGCGACTGCCCGCTCGATGATTGCCCGGAGCTTTTTCGCCTTTTCAACGGTAATCATTCCGCCGCACCCCCTAACAGAATATCGAGAACTTTATCGTTCTCGGCGAGCATGAGCGTACCGCTCACATTCTCCACGGAGCCGACCGGCTCAATTCCGAGGAGTCCGCCGGGCGCGAAAGCGTAAACGAAGTCCTCGAGATATGTCGTCGTCTCGCCCGTCTCCTCGTCCTTGCGGTCGATTGCCGTCTTGATGCAAAAGCCCCCGGCCTCCGCCTCGTCGCACGGGACATAGCACCCGTTTTCGTGTAGGCGGACATAGACAACGGTATCGGAGTAGCCGACGACCTTTCCGCCGCTTTTGATAGCATACATACGTTATCCCTCCATTTTCGGCAGCTCTCCGAGCCGCTTTTTATAAAACTCCTCGAGTTCCTGCGTGTTCATCGTGCGGAGGAGGTTTTTCCAATACAGATTTTCCGCCCCCGCCCATTTCTCCGGGTCGAAGTCCGACGCGCCCTCGTGCTTGCCGTAATAGCGATAGAGGCCGTCGAGCATCTTTTGACGATACGCGCCCTCCGGCGTGTTTGGTCTGAAATGCTCCCATCCGTTTTCAGACGTTGCGGCGCAAATCTTCCGCCCGTCAGCGGCAAAGAGAAAGCCGTCCCGCTCCGTTACGGTCGTCCCGTATCGGAGGTTAAAGGCTCCGTCGATGCCCCCGGCCTTAAAGCGCCGATAAACGACATATTCCATAGCTTACCCTCCCTTGAATAATTCACGATAGAGCCGCTCGACGCTCTGCTCCATGTGGTACGAGTGAAATCTTTTCATGTGTCCCCGCCATGATACGAGGGACGTTTCCACGTCCGCCGCCGTCATTCTGCCGGAGTCCACCCAACGCCGGAAAATGCGTAGCTTTTTCCTCATGTGCCGGATACCCTTGTACGTTGCCCGGCGGACGACTTTCCCGTTTGCGCCATATCGAAAGCGCACCTTGACGAATGTAAAGCCGCGCGTGAGCTTGATAATCTGCGTCTTTTTCGGATTGAGGCGGATACCGTGCTCGGCGCATAGCCGCCGGAGCTCCCGGAGGCAAATCTCGAGCTTTTCCTTTGACTCGCTGATGATACACCCGTCGTCCATATAGCGAGCGTAATACTTCATGCCGAGCACGTCCTTGATATAGTGGTCTATCCTGTTCGGCAGGGCGAGCGCGGCAATCTGTGAGACTTGGCTCCCGAGGCCGAGCCCCACGTCGCCGAAGTTCTGAATAAAATATTTCGAGAGCGCGACGAGGCGGTCGTCGATGCCGCTCCGCTCGAACTCTCGAAAAACGGGCTCATGCTGTGCCGTATCGAAATACTTTGAAAAATCGAATACGAGGACGTAGCCCTCCCGCCCGTGTTTTCTGTAATGCTCCGCGAGAAAGTGCGTCACCCGGGATACGGCGAAATCGTACCCTTTGCCGCGCAAGCTCGCTCCGTTGTCGTAAATGAATGACCGGGAGAGCATCGGCACGAGGCAATAGTCACACAAGCACCGTTGCACGACTCTTTCGGAGATATGGACGCTCCGAATATGCCTCGGCTTTCCCCGCTCCACAATATCGAACTCGTAAAAGCCCTTGGAGCGGTATCTCCCGGCTATCAATTCCTCGTGTGTCTTTGTGACGTTGGCAAGCGAGGCGGCTTTGTATCGCTGTGTGCTCGCTTTCCACCCAACGCCACGGACGGAGGCGCGGTAGCTCTCATAGAGCCGCTCGAATGAGAAAACCGTCTCGAAATCTCCGTGCTCCCGGAGCGCGGCGGCTTTCTTTTCCATCCGCGCGGCCTTGCGACGCTGATACCGTGCCTCGCGTCGTTCTGCGCTGTTCATAAAATAAAAATACCTCGTACATTTCTTTCTCGGCGTGTTGTCTAAAATGCGTAACGGCGAGCCATGAAAGCACGGAAAACACGCACTCCGCACCCATGCAAGGAGCGTCCGGCTAACCGTATCGCGGTATATGTTTGTCCGACGGCGCGAGGCCGTCAGAGAGGTTATATTCCCCTTTTATATGGGGACTGCTTTCGCTCCGTGAGGAGTTATTCGGTCTGCCCCGTGTCGATATAAAATCCGGGCGCGAAGCCGAGGGAATAGTTCGCGTTGTTGTTGTTGACTGTCCCGTCGGTGTTCACATTCACGAAATTGTTGGAGTTGCTCGCATTCGGGGAACGGAGCCACCAATTAGCGGCGATGCGGAATATAACCTAATCACGCGGAGGATTAAGCTCGCGCCTTATCGCTCCGTTTGATTTTAGAGATTTGCGAGAGCTCGCCCGTAATGAGCTTTACCCACTCTTTGAGGACGTTCGGCGGTATCTTCTCATGGTTGACGGTCAGATACGCGAGGTCGAGTACGTCGAGCATCGAGTTATAATAACCCTGTGCCGTCTCGTAATACTCTTTCCGCCGTTGGATGTTCCGGCGGCGTATCTCCTCGGGCGCTTTCTCGTCAACGTAAATGAGGTTTGCCGTCTTTATCATGCGATAAGCCTCTCGCGCCGCGTTGTAGAGCGGCAAGGAAAAATAAAAGGTGTAGCTTTTCGGCAGGATGCGGACGCGGTTGTATGTGAATGCATAAATCTCGCGGGCGAGGTTGATATACTCCGCCGGGCTTTCGCCGCGTCTCGATTTTGGTACGGACATTTTCTTTCCTCCTCGCCGACTATGCGCCCATTGAGGGCGCAAGTCTCGATTTCCGAATTATACGCAAAAGCCGGGCGCGAAGCCGAGGGAACAGTCCGCGCCGCCGTTGCTGACTGTCCCGTCGGCGTACACAATCACGAAACGGTTGGAGGTGCTCGCAAGCGGGGAACGGAGCCACCAACGAGCGGCGGTACTCGTGCCGTTGTGCTTGTACTTGATTTTGCTATTCCCGGCGGAATAATAGGCGTACTGCGCTTGTTTGTTCTTCTCGTTCGTGTTTCCGTAGGAAATGCTACCGAAAACCTCGAACTCCGAGAGGAGGAAAAAGTAATCCGTTGTCGCCGTGACGTAGCTCGCCGTCGAGCCGCCGCCGTTTGCCGTATTGTCCGTGTACTTTGTAACGGACTTGAGGACGGCACGGAGCGCCGCCGGAATGACTGCGATAATCGTCCCGGAATAGCTCGAGAGGCTCGTCCCGCAAATGTTTGTACGCATTTGCGAGCTTTTCCATCCGCCGGAGTTCGTGTTGCTCGCGTTCATAACGAAATAGCCCGCACCCGGGGACGACCATCCGCTATCCGGGCCATATTGATTATCGCAGAAACACACGTCCGTACCGCCGGAGAGCGCGGTCTTTGCAAGTTGGAAATGGATACGGTTTGTACCCTCGACGCTCGCGTTATGGTTAAAGCCGATAATGAAAGCGTAGGTCGTGACATTCGAGAGCGATAGCTTTCCGACCGTGCCGTTAAGCGTTACGGCTTTGCGGTCGCCGATGCTCCAATAGTTCGCGCCCTGTCCCGCGTCGGAAACGGACTTGATAACGCTCCACTCGTTATTGTTGAGCGTAGAGCTCACGAAAGAGAGCGTCAGCGAGTAGGAGGTCGTGGAGGACACGACATTGACCGAGCCGCTCGTCGTCTGCCCGTTCTTTGTTGCCGTGACCGTGTACGCCCCCGTCTCCGTGACGGTGAAAACCGCCGTCCCGTTGCTCGTCTTTGTGGCGATTGTCGTCCCGCCCTTTTTCAGCGTGACGGATGCGCCGGAGTCTACGTTGACGGTAATCGTCGCGGAAAAGAACGTCAGCGCCACCGCGTAGCTATCGACGACGGAGACGCTTTTCGTGTCGGACGTTTGCCCGTTGAGTGTAGCCTTGACGCTCCATGTACCGGCCTCCGGCAAGGAGAGAACGCACGAGCCGCCCGCCGCCGTGCCGTTTACCGTTTTCGAGCCCTTTGTCGCCGTGACCGCCGCTCCGCTCGTAACGGATACCACGAGGGAGAGCTCGACTCCGGGCTTGCTGACTGCGTTTGTTCTACCAATCATTTTTAACTCACCGCCTTAATACAAGTAATGCTCTGCACCGTGATAGCCGCCGTCGGCTTTGTCGCGGCGTAGATTTTGACCGTCCCGCTCCCGGAGAGAGCGACCGGCGCAAAGTTTCCGCTCGCGGCCTCTGTCGCACCGAACACGACCTCGGGAACGTGGCTCGCCGTCACGCCGGGGCAGGTGATAGAGGCGGCATAGGGATACGCCGCGTATGTGCTGTCGCTCACCCATGCAGAGGCGGCGACGGACACGCCGGAGAAAATCTTTACCTCGGCGTATCCCGCGTGAGCGTGGGAGGCGTTGGCAAAGTCGCCCGGCTTTTTGCCGCTGTCTGTCAGATTGCCGGAGGAGTCGAGCCCGGCGAAGTGTCCAGACGTGGCGG